AACACGCCCCCAGCAAGAGCTGAGGGCGTGTTAAAGTGTCTGCTATTTAATTATATCAAATTTACTTGTAGTAATTAACTAGATCATCTTTATCACGACATGACAACCATACAGTACCAAATTGACCGAATTCAAATTTACGCCAGTAGTAACCACCATAGTAACCGCCTTCACCAGTGTCTGCAATATGAGCTTCATCAATTTCAAAGCTGAAATACATACCTGGTTTGAAGTCTTTATATGCTCCGTCACGTACGTTATTACCGTTTTCGTCTACCCAGTTTACCAATCCAACAGGGACACCATTGTCATTCCAATCGAAGCCAACCGGCGCAAGGTAATCACATTTGATTTGATAGATTCCGTTAACAAACGCAACATCATTTGCAAGATAATATGCTTTTGAATCTGGTTTGCGTGTAGGTGTTTGAGATACAGAAGTATTAGGTTGTTGGTTACCTCCTGCACCATTATAACGCCATGCTTCAATGTATCGTGGTCGTTGAGCATTGTAGTATTGATCCCAGTTGTGAGAAGATACAGCTTGTCCAGCAGCACCACCAGTCCAGTAATCAACTGAGATAAATGTGTTAGCGTCTTCCATAACACCAACGTGTCCGCCAGCACCACCTGAAGTAGACATATCTGCACCCCATGACATCAATACGATATCACCACGTCGAGCAGTCCAGTCTGTGTTACGAGATACACGAATAAAGCCATTTTGAGCAAGTTGTGTACCGAGTGTTACAGTTGATGGTAAACCTTTGATAGGAATACCTGCTTCTTTAAGTGCTTGAGATACTGAACCAGAGCAATCTGCAGTACCATCTGAGCCATTACGTGATCCATACATTGAGTAAGTTAATTTACCACGACGAGATTCAAACCAGTTAATAAGTGCATCTGTATTCATTTATTTTCCTCCTTTGGTTTATCGTATGTTAAAGCTGTTTCACTGTCTTTTAGCCCTGCGGTTGTTGGGTCATTGACCACCCCCAGCAATACAAGCAAAGTTAAAACTGTATTGACAACGTCCTCAATGTTATCTGGTAGTTTCAAGCCCAATTGTTGTGCTAACAAAATCACTGTACTAGCAATAGCAATAAGTGTAGCTTTGTTTTTAAAACGTAATTTCCAATTAATCATGATAATTCCTCCAATTTAGTATCGATTTTTTCGACTTTTTCACTCAGATTGGTGATTTCGGTAGTTAGTCGAATAAGTGCTTCATTCTGTTTGTCGTGATTATCTAAACGTTTTTTAATTTCAACTAGTTCTTTATCACGCTGTTTTGCATTTTCTTCAAGAATTGTAGTGCGACGTTCGCTATTAGTCATGCGAGATTGAAAAAAAGTAAAGAGCGTCAATACTGAGACTGACGCACTTAAAATCATGCTTAAAAATTCTGGTTTCCACATATCTATCTTACAACCTCGATTCTAAGGTTCTTGCATTTCTTGCTCTTGGTTAGCTAAGTCAACATAATACTGTGTACGTTCCTTAAATTGCGCAGGGACTTCATCAAGTGTAAGCCACCCCATCGAAATTTGACCTGCGTAAAATCTACCAAAAGTATCAATTGCTTTTTCAGACCATTTAATTTTCATTTGATTGTCCTCCATCTTCTTCGACGTCTTCGGTTGGCATTTCTAATAAAGGTAATGTTTCCATTAATTGTGTAATGCTGTCAGTTGCGTTTTTAACTAATGCAACATTTTTAGCTGTTTCTTCTTTAGCTTCTTCAACTGCTTTAGTTACCGTTGTGACCATGTTGCTTAAGTTTGAAATTGCAGTTTCAACCTGTTCAAGTTTTTCACTAGCTTGTTCGACTGTCGCAGACATTGCATCAACTTTTTGTACTGCCTCTGGCATAGCTTTATCAGCATATTCGGTTTTGAAATATGCATCACGAGCTAATTCAATAAGTTCATCGTTAGTTTTACCTGTGTGATCACCTGCAATGCGTTCAGTAAATGTGCCGTAACTACCTGACAAAGTAGCTAGTGTGATTTCTGTGTGTGTTACTTTTCCATCAGTGTAAATTGGGTATTTTCCGACAACGTTCCATGCTCTCATTATTCATCACCTCCTTTCAATTCGTTATTTTTAGGCATCAACGTAGCCAACTTATCTTCAAGTTCGCTGTTATGTTGATTAGCCACAATCAATTCAGCGCGTAATTGTACTGCTTCATATTGTGCAGTGGCTAGTTTTTGTAGTAATTCATTAATAATTAATTGATTTTTATCCATATTAAACTCCTGAAATTTCTCTTAAAGAATCTCGTATTGCATTCATAGCACCTGATGTTGTTCCACCGTTGAGATAATGTTGAAAACAGTTTCTTAAAGTCCTTATACATCCTCGCACCCAATAACCAGAGCCATCCCCGTTATCTAAACGAACATCACCAGTGATGATGTCTGATTGACGATAATTAATACCGTACGGTTTCAAGACGACATTTCCTGCATAACTTGAAAAAGGGCTGAACGTTTCCATCTTCCAACCTTGTGCACTTGTTTTTGTCTGAGCGTCGTAGTTGTAACTGTGGGTGAAATAAATATTATCTCCAATCACACGTAAAGTATCAGCTTGACTGTGAGCGTTAGAATCAACACCGTTGATTGTTTCAGCCACAATACCAGTAAACCCACCTTGGTCCCACTTTCCGTCATCTAGTGAAGTTTCACGACGGTCACCGCCTAAAATAACTCGCGACAAGATTCGGCTAGTTCCACTAACTGTGATACTAGTATTTGAAAATTTAAGTCCCATTGTACTAGCGTTTGCTTGAACACGAAAAATACCAGTGTTGTTGTTATTGTAAAAAAGCTTACCAGTATCAAGTTCAAAATTAGTTGCGTTAGATAGTGATTGTAATTTACCACCTTTGATAACGTTCGCTGTAATACCACTTGATACAATTTTGCTTGAATTAATAGAATTAGCAGCTATTTTATCTGTGGTAATCGCACCTGTAGCAATATTTCCTGCACTAATCGTGCCCGTTTTGATTTGTACACTTGTGATTGTGCCACTTGCAATTTGACTAGCTGTAATGCTACCAGCTTTGATTTTGGCTGCATCTAATGTGCCAGCTGTGATACGGTCGCCATTGATACTGTTCGCTGTCATCTTGTCGGTAGTTACCGCTCCTGCTTTAATGGCATTTGTTGTAATCGCTCCTGTAGCTATCACGTCAGCAGTAATGATTTTACCGTTCAAATGTGCCGTATTAATCGATTTGCTAGCTATCTTAGTACTTGTGATAGCACCATCAACAATCATGTTACCTCTGACATTTATCTTGTCAGAAAACAGATTAATAGCATTCTGATTAACAGCAAAATAAGAACCAATCGCATTAGCAACATCAGTCGTTGACTTGCCAGCCTTCATGACGATTCCGTCTGCATTAATAGTCAAGCTAGCACTCTTAACTGTTGATTTATCCAACGAAGATACGCTGGCTTTGATTGAGTCTGTTGTCTGCTTGATTTCAGACTGTGCATTCTTCAAATCTTGACTACTTGCCAGTTCAGCCAATGACGGACTCCAGCCATTGTTTGATTTGCCTTTCTTAACTGAAACATCACCGAAAAACAAGTCAGCTTGAGTACCTGCAGTTTTTGAACCGTTGTTATCGAAACGAATATAACCTTCATCATAGTTGCCAGTATTGAAAGTTACTGAAACATCTTCTGCTTTTGAAGTTGATAACTTGCGACCGCTAACTAAGATTTGTGCTGAGTCAAAATCCTTTGTACTTCCACTAACACGTTTCAAAAACCAGACATCCATGTTAGTGATAGCGCTATTGTTAAAACCTTTAAAATACAAAGTATAATCAGTATTCCGCTCAACTTTAAAGCGGTTCATGCCTACAAGTTTCTCGGTTGTAGTTGTATTTTTAATAATATACATTTTGAAAGCGCTATTGTAATAAAATGGGTGTGTTGCGTATTCTACATTATTATATGGGCTGTGGCCATCGGCTGGTCTGCCATACTCAACAAGATTCATTTCGCCGCTTGGTATCTTGCCTTCGACACTACTAATCTTGCTGCTCAACTCGTTAGCTTTCGCTGTGATGTTGTTTTCAGCAGTTGTTACACGACCGCTTAACGTATTGAAATCAGTCTGTGAGACTTTAGCGCTTAAACCAGTATTTAATGCACTAATCTGTGTAGTGTGTGTGCTTATTGTTTTAGTGTTGTTGTTAGCTGTGTTTTGGGCTGTATTAGCTTTATTGGTAGCTGTGGTGATACCAGATTGTAAGTCAGATTTAGCGCTGTTTAGCTCTGTCTTCGTCGCAAGTAACGTCATGCCATCTTTGGTCTGTTTCAATTCACTAGATACGGCATTGATTTGGTTAATTGTGTCTTCTAGTGCTGGTGACCAGTCGGTAAAAATGTCGCTGATTTCCAACATCACTTTTTCAATATTGTGGTAGCGATCTTTGTCAAGGTTGCCACTGAATCGTATAAAAATTTGATTAGCCGTAAAATTAGCTGGCAGTGAATTCGTCATTGCTATTGTGTATTTAATTAATCGAGTAGTATTAGCTGGATACGTCACTTTCCCAATCAATGGCCAAGGCGCCGTTCTGAAATACACTGAAAATTCACGGGCAGCATCGTACGGCTTACTAGGCTGATAGTAAAATGATAATTTGATTTTCTTGCTATACACTTCGCTGTTTTGCCAAAACGTTGTTGAAATATCAAACGCTTCATCTTGCACTTGATTATCATTGACATATATTGACGTCTTGCGATATTCCGAGTTTTTGATGTAATTCCTACCGCCGACGCTCGTCGGAATTTTACCCTCAACAGCTGACACTGCACTTGTAATCTGCCCAGGTACTGCTTCGACTTTTGTTTTTAGGCTACTGACATTACCATTTGTCGTTTGCAAATTACTTTGTAGATTAGCGACTAGTTTATCATTGCTAGCTTGATAGTTAGCAAGATTTGTTTTAGTCGTGTTTGCAGTCGCAGTCGTTGCTGTTAAGTCATTACGAATGCCAGTCACATCACTAATGTACGTAGACTTAGCCACATAATCCTTAGCAATCGCTGTGCGTTCTGCAGTCAATTGACGTGCTGTTTCAGTCTTAGCACTTTCAAAGTATTGGTTAGCTCGTGTGGTTTCGCCATCTTTATACGTTTCCAGACTTTCAATACGTGTCTTAAAGCCTGCTGCCGTTTGCTCTGCGACAGTCTTGTTCTGCTGCACTGTTCCGTCCAGATTTTGGACGGTCGTTTGCAAACTTGCATAATTTTGGTCTGCGTTCTGTTTGTATTCGGCTACTTTTTGCTCGAGGTCAGCATCGCTCGGACTGTAGTCTGTTGCGATGTTGCCTTTTTCGAGCTTGTCTTCCTTATGCTGAATAGTTCCACCATTCTTCGTACCGCCACCGACCTGTACAAAAGCGACATTACATGACGCGAAGTTTTCCAATATTTTGCCAGTTGCGACTGAGTAGCCTTCTTCGTGAGCTGGGACTGGGTTTCCGTTAATTCCTCCGCCCGTGAACCATATTTGAATTCGTACCGGGGAATCTGTGTCATTTTTAATGTAGCTTCTGATTGTGACTGTTTCACCTTTCAAAGGTTCCAACAAATCCAGAAAGCTTATATTTTTATTGCCGGTGTAACCTAAAATATAATTATTGCTTGTCAAAGTTTGATATTGATCGCTTGTTCCTCGAAGATAATTATGTCCGCCGACCCTCAAACTACTAAACCTAGCACTCAGCCCATTCAAGCCAGTTTCTAAAGCAGCTGTTTTCTGACTAGCACTGTTAGCTGTTGTCTGTACTTGTGATAATGTTGTTTTAGTTCCTGACAAATCATCTTCAACTGTTTTAGTGCGAGTTGTAACAGCAGTTAAATCTTTCTGCACACTTGACATCGTGGTCTTAAGACCACTTACGCTGTCCTCTACCGTTTTAGTTCGACTGGTTAGACTAGCAATCGTCTTACCATCGTTTGAAACAGTTTGTGTTAACTCACTAAGATTAGTTTTAGTTCCTGTCAAGCCATCTTCAACAGTCTTAGTTCGCTTAGTCAGATTCGTTAAATCAGTTTGAGCTGTTGATACACTTGTTTGGAGTTCACTAATTGACGTCTTAGCACTAGTTAAACCAGTTTCAACCGTCTTAGTACGGTTCGACACACTTGTAATGTCTTTGCCATTTTGAGCAACTGTTTTACTTAATTCGCTGACTGTTGTCTTAGTGCCGTTGGCAGTAGTCTCAACGTTCTCTACCCGTGTGGTTAACGTCTCTTGTGCCTTTGCTTGTGCTGTTAACTGACTAGCTTGTGTCTGTAACTCTTTAGCTTGATTAGCTAATGTCATGCCTTGTGTCTGCAACGCTTTAGCTGTGTTAGACAAACTTGTATTGAGATTTGATACATCACTCTGCAAATTCGTAGCTTTTGTGTCAACCGCGCTAACTGCGTTTTGCAAGTCTGTTTTGGCTTTAGACAAATCGTTAGCTACAGTAGTGAGTTGTTGTTTAGCTTCACTCGCTGACGTCTTAGCAGCATTTGCAGTTGACGTTGTGGTAGTCAAATCAGTTTTGACTTTGGCTAAGTCAGATTTTAAACTGTTGGCAGCTGTATTCGCTTGTTCTGCGACTTCTGCTGTTGCCTGGTTGATTTCATCAGCGTAGGCTTTAGCATTTGATTCTGCCTGTGTTTTAGCTGTGTCAATCTGTGTTTTAATTTCAGCTTTTGAAGTAGCAAGTTTTTCTGTAATAGTCGCTTCGAATTCTTCACGATTTGGAACGTCTTTTAGTTCATCAGCAATCTGTTCTTTGAATGCTTCAACATCATTAACGATGGGTAGCTCTTCCCAATCTGCTCCAGTCCAGTAATACATTTTCGTTGTGTCGCCGACTGTCAAATAAAGTGAGTCACCTTTATGTAATGTACCTTTTGGCTCATTTTTTGGAAATTCATTACCAAAATAAACAGTACTTTTACCATCTGCAGAAACTAGCGCTTTATTAGCCATTTCTACAGCTTTACCGACTGAATCTGACGCATTTTGAGCTTGTTCTTTAGTTAAGTTGTAACTTGCTGATAATTTCTTGACTACACCAATGTCATTACAAGTCACTTCATGTTTAACCAACTGACCAGATACATCATATTCACTAGTAAATGAAACAATCCTAATTTTTTCTTGAAAATCTAATGTTTCATTGATAGCCATGATGTAATCACCTGCTCTAGGTTGTGTATAGTCATAACCAGCACGAGTTAAATCTTCCATGTCAAGAGTAATCGAGATGCTGTAAGAATTATCAACGTTAGCTTTCAAAGCAGCAACCATGTTGTCTGCTTGTGTATAACGTTCATCAACTAAAGGTTCAGCTTCAAGTTTTCCGTATACGCTAGCCAATGGACTAGTGTATTCAGTAACTAAACGCCCCTTTGAGTGGTCATTCTCATCAATCCACGCACCAAAACCTTTTTGATAAGTAACAAAATCACCAATGTTTTTTTCAATACCAAGTTCATTCATGTTGAAGTTCTTGCGAACTACCGTTGATAGGTCTGTTCCAGTTTTTTCTAAGATACGGACCACTTTGCCATTAACCTGGAATTCAACGCCAGATGAAGTGATGACATCGTTAAAAAGTTTTAGACGGCTCTTATAACCAAATGATTGTTTTTCAAAAGCATAGACTTTCAAAAGTGGATCAATTGTATACGTGTAATCACTGCCAGTGAATATGAAATCAAGGTAAGTCAAGAACGTATGCGAACCATCATTTAATTGTTCATGCACTGATGACTTATCAAAGTCCCAAAAAAATTGATGAACAGCGTCAAAAGTAACATGCGTACCTTTACCATCATCAATTGGCTTTGCGTAAGTTACTACATAAAACTCATCATCAAAACGTAAACGCCAGCCACGTTCGATATTTGTTAGGACATAATCGCCTGATTCAATTTCACCAGTCAGTGAGCGTTCACCGTTAACAGCATTTGTAACTTTAATAGTGGCAAGTGCACCATGCTCAACATCTCTTTCATCTAAAAATGTAATCAAACTATCACCTCCTATTTATATAGTTCTTTAAAGTTTAAAATTTTTATTGTGCCCTTAAAGTCAGTTTTGTAACTAACCTTTTTTGTTGGACTAGGTTTAATAACAAAGTACGCATAATTAGTACGTGCATTAACATTTTCTAAATTCTTTGTTGTTTCAATGCCAGAAATTTTAAAAATATCACCTGCAGAAATATTGCCTGATTGTGAGTAAGTAAAACGATTATCTCCAATTTCAAGATAAAAGTTTGATTGATTACCTGTTGCTGTTAATTCAACAACAAACGGAACTTCCAATTGTGATAACTTAGCAGTTCCAGCATAAGCAATTTGATTATTAGCTAGCGTTACTGTCGTCGGAGTTGTTTCACCATATGGCAATTCAGCAGTAATAAAATTAATTGAAAAATCATATTTTAATCCTCGACCATAATTGCCAACAAAAGTGAAATCAGCTTCGCCTTCTGCAGTGACTTTCCAACGATAATGCCAAGCTGTGTGTGGTTGATTTACAAAATCTAAATCCCCAGCCGTTTGACCAGGGATTTGAAAATTATAAAAATCAGTATTGATTGGGTACATTTTAGTGATATAAAAAGGCTCGTCATCTAGTAACAAGCCAAATACATCATCTTTTAAACTTAAGAACTCTTGGACATTCGTAACAGCTACACGTCCAGTCACTTTAATGACTTTAGCAGTAAATGTTGCACCACCAAATACCGTACCGTTACGACCAGTGACAGAACGCTTATCAAGAGAGATTCCAGGTGCGCTGTCGTCAATATTAATATTATAAAAGCCGTAGTCAGACAGCTTGACTGATGCCGTTCCTTTCGTAATTAATAAATCCATGTTTCACCTTTCTAATAATTAAAATAATCATTTTTAGCATCTTCTCTCGCTTCACGTTCTTTCACAGTTGTATAAATCTTGTCGCCAACCAATTCGTTGTGTACTTCAAAGACCGGTTGTGACAATTCACTGTTTTTCACTTCGTCTGACAAGCTATCAAGTGAAGATGATAGACCAGATGTGCTAACGCTACCAGCAATTGCCATAGTGCCGTTGACACCCCAGCTTTGGTCTGTAACAGCTAACGCATACTCTTTGCTGATGTCGTTGATTCTACCTATCCAGTCAGACATGCCAATAGCGAAGCCTTCACCAGTATAGCCACCGAGTGATTTCATCACACGAGATGGTGAGTGAATATCTAATGCTCTACGAATTGTTGCTGTTACTCGTGCTGCGATTCCAGCTGCAACAGCATAGATATAGCCTGCTGAGCCTGCAAGACCACTTGCAAAACCAGCACCAGCATAATAACCAGCCGATTGCATACCACCAGCCGTGCTATACATGATTGATACCATGTGACTACCTGCGCTACTTGCTACTGCAACAGCACCATTCATACCATTTTGAACAGCTGAACGGACACCATTCATACCAGATTGTGCAGCACTTTTCGCTTTATTAAACGAATTAGTAAATGTAGAATTCATCTTATTTCCGGAAGATTGAACACTGCTAGTCACTTTGTTCATACCACTTTTAACTGCATTTGCAATGCCATTCATTGATGATGTTGCAGATGACTTAGCCTTATTGAAGTTGTTAGTGATGTTTGACGCCATTTGTGATGATGCTGAGTTAGCAGATGAAGCGGCTGAATTAAGCTCAGATGTGATATTGCTTGATAATCCACTAGCTGAACCACTTGCGTTAGCTTGCATTGATGCCATGTTTGCACTAACACCGCTATTCATAACAGCTGCTGAATTGTTTGCATTTGCTTGTGCATTTTGCATATTACTTGATACACCAGCTGATAAATTCAATGCTTGATTGACAGCACCAAGGTTCATGCTTGATGCTGCTGTATTAACACCGTTTGCCATAGCTTGCGCTTGAGTTGTTGCATTAGTACTTGCTGTAGTCATTCCAGTAGCAACGCCATTTGCCATATTATTAACATCATTGATTGTCTGGAAGCTCATTTCACCACTCATGCGGTTAACTTCACTCTTCATATTTTGAGCATTAGTTGTTGCATTCGTACTTGCTTGTGCTGTACCAGCATTAATACCGTTTGCCATAGCAATTGAATCATTAAGTGCTTGAACACTCATGATACCAGTCTGCGCATTGACGTTTGACGCCATTTGAGTTGCGTTGCTAGTCGCATTCAAATTGGCAAGACCAGTATTCTGACTAATACTATTTAGCGTTGCCATTGTATCTGCACTAGTCTGTGCACTCATTTGGCCTGTTCCTGCAGCAATTGCATTAGTCATTTGAGTGACATCGCTGCTAACTTTCGCAGTAGTTTCAGAACTTTTACCAGTGATTGTGTCCCACAACGAACCAAAGCCGTTTTTAATACCGTCCCAAACACCTTTCAAAGCGTTAGGGATAGCTTCTAACATAGCTTGACCAAGTCCAGCAATAAGTTGGACCCCAGCTGCAAGAATTTGTGGAATATTTTGGATAATTGTTACTGCTAATTGACCAACAAGTTGAATGCCTGCAGCAATAATTTGCGGTAAGTTTTGTGTAATTCCTTGAATCAATGATTGAATGATTTGAACAGCTGACTGTACAATCTGTGGTAAGTTCTGAAGAATACCTTGTACCAACATTACAATGATTTGAATACCACCTTGTAAAATTTGTGGTAAATAACTAGCTAAGCCTGTGATGAATCCAGTAATAACCTGCGTAGCGATTGAAATGATTGTTGGCAAATTCTGGATAATTCCCTGAACTAAGTTAGTGATAATCTCAATACCTTTAGAAATGATGTTTGGCATGTTAGCAGATAAACTTTGACCAAAATTATCAACAATCTGTTGCGCATATTGTAAAAGCAAAGGTAAATTTTGAACCAAACCATTGATGACATTTGCAATAAAGTCCATACCTACAGACAATAGTTGTGGTAATGCACTAGCAATCGAACTAACAAATGTACCAATCACTTGAATAGCTGACGCAATCAAACTACCTGCATTAGCACCTACACCTTGAACAAGACTAGAAATCAGTTGAACACCAGCTTGTACAAGCACTGGGAACATGACAGTAAATGCATTAGCGAATTTAGCGATTAAATCAGCACCACTAGCAATCAATGCTGGAATTTGACTAGTAATACCGTTTACCAAGTTCGTGATGATTTGTGGACCTTTAGTTGTCACCGTAGCTAGTAACTGGTCAATCTGTACGCCAAATTGGCTATTGATCAAACCAAGACCAGCAACGACTAAACCAAGAATTGCTGCAGGGCCAATAACGGCTAATGCCACGCTTGCAACTGAAGTAATTCCATTTGCCATAGTGGACATGGCAGATAGCCCCTGACCAGCTGCTTTGCGAAATCCCTCAGCAGTTGCTTTTCCATCATCATCTAGTTTTAACAATCCAGTAGAGATAATCCCAAAAACATTACCTATAACAGAACCAGAAGTTTGAGCTTCAACAGCAAGTTTTCCCATTGTAGTTCCTAAACTTCCTAAATATTTCAACGCAGGACCAAAGGCGAATGCACCAACTAACGCTGCAATGGCAGGTGTTAGATTACTTACAGCATCCTGTGCTTTAGACATTTGGTCAGCTGTTAACTTAGTACCATTCAAAATATGGTCAAGAGCTGGTTCTAAAGCTGTTAGTGAATCTAAGAATTTTTGCAATCCAGCTGATTCACTAAATTTGCTAACTAACTTATCTAACCACTGAACTAAATCTGTCAAAATTGGTAAAACCGCTGTTCCAATTTTGATTTGTAATGTTTCAAACGAACCACTAAGATATTCAACGGCACCTTTTAAGTTGTTAAGTTTTTCTTTAGCGACATCCGCCGCAGTTACCTTACTAATTGCAGCTTGCATGGCATCTGCACCAGCAGCACCCTCTTTCATAGCAATGTTAGCAGCACGAATGGCGTCAGTACCAAACATTGTCTTCAGAGCGTTCTGTTGTTGCTCAGCAGTCAAACCTTTCAAGCTATCTTGTAAGATTTGTGAGATTTCACTAAATGACTTAAGCCTACCTTCTGCTGTATAGAATTGATTGGCTCCATCAGCAGTAATAATGCCCAATTGTTGCATTTGAGCTGCCGCTTTATCGGTTTGTGGCGACAAATTCAAAAGCATTGTTTTAAGAGATGTACCTGCATCAGAACCTTTAAGACCGTTTTGAGCAAATACGGCAAGAGCGTTAGTTGTATCATTAAATGACATACCAACACCAGAGGCAACCGCTGCAACGGCAGAAAGTCCGTATTTCAATTCGTGGACATCTGTTGCTGAAGCATTCGCTGCACCTGCTAACTGGTTAGCTGCATCGGTAACACTTAAATTATCAGATTTAAAAGCGTTAAGCGCTGTTGAAGCCACTTCCGCTGCTTCCGTCAAACTAAGTTCACCAGCAGTGGCTAAGTTAAGAGCACCAGTCAAACCACCATTTAAAATAGAGGCTGTATCAACCCCTGCTTTACTCAACTCAGCGATAGCGTCTGCTGCTTCACTGGCTGAAAATGCAGTATCCGCACCAGCTTTTTGAGCAGCAGCATTGAATTGCTTCATTGTTTCAGAACTAGCACCAGTAAGAGCCTTGATGTTGCTCATTTTTTCTTCGAATTCTGCTGCTTTTGAAACTGAACCAGCAACCGCAGCCTTAAATCCTTGGAAAACTGCAAATGCCGCACCAAGAGCTGTAACTGTCAAAGTAGTTTTAGTAATACTATTTCCCAGCTCTCCCATTTTTGAACTAATACCATTTAGTGCAGTAGTGGCCTTACTAGACAAATTTGAAAAGCCAGAACCAAGCGAACTAGCCATTTTAGTCGCAACACTTGCAGCTTTACTACTTAAGCTAGTAAGACTACTTCCTACTTTCCCAACAAAAGAATTACTGATTGTATTTGAAGCACTGCTTACTTTTGAACTAATCGTGCTAAATGCTGAGCTAACCTTGCTAGTCGCCGATGTAGCAAAGCTAGAAACTGAGCTAGTTGCTTTTGTAAAAGCGTTTTGAATAGGCTGAGGGATTTTATTAGCTATTGAGTTGACACCACTCTGTATAGCTGTTAAAGCGGTATTAAACCCATTTTTTATGGGCTGAGGAATCTTTTCGCCAATTGATGAAGCTATACGCTGAATTTCGCCAATAGACAGATTTAAGCCTGTGCTAAATGCTGTTCCTAAACGTTTACCAAGTGATTCGCCATTATTTGCCAACTGTGCCATAATTTGACCAACACGTTGAACTAAACGATTAGAATTATTCACAGCTGCATCCTGTGCTTTCTCAAAAGCACGCTGTGTTGCAGTTGTAATCTTATTCATTGCCGCTTGATAATCAGCAATATCAGCACCGACATAGGCATAAATTGAGCCATCAAATTCTGCCATATAACTCCCCCTTTCTATGTTATCTGTTCATGAAATGGTCATTGACTTTTTGCAGACGTTCAGCAAGACTACTATTAGTCGTTTGCTTATTGTTATTTGCATGAAAGGCTTGTTTAACTTTATTTCTGTCTTTTTTCTTGCTAAGTTTATTTGCACTAGCACGTTTAGCATTCATAGTGTAGCGCATTTCCATAGCAAGCTCTGACAGATTTTCGCGAAAATCAATCTGTCTGTAATGAAGCCCCTCTAAAATTGCGTCAAGTTCCCATTTGTTGCAAGAGTAGATTGTTTCTAAGTCTGTTAAACCAAGGCGTGCACACTCAGTTAAGATAGTGCACTTTTCATCTTGCCAATAAGTTTTTCGGTAATTTCGACTTGAAGCGCTTCGCTGTCCTCTTGCGCTTTCATGTATTCTACTGCTGTTTCCAAGTTTTCGATATATTTCAAAATCTTGTTCTTGAAAAAACCAGAGTCAACCATTTCTTGTTGAATTTCTTCAAACAAGCTTTCCGTGTCATCAGCGTCATTATCCACTAGCCAGGTTTCAATCGCTGTGATAGCGTCATCTTCTGAAATAGCTTTACTAAACGCTTTGTTAGCTGACAAAAGAATTAAATCAACAAGTCCCTCATCATTACGATTTAGAATGTTGTTAAACAATGTACCGACACCGTCGTTGTTACTTGCACCAGTGTCTTTATTTTTAGTGGCAAGTTGTTTGTCAACCTTAAACATTGTGCGGTAATCAAACTTAATTTCAATGATTTTATTTTTAACTTTAAATTCCATAAAGTGAGTTATCTCCTAACTAAAAAATAAAGGCTGGATTTAATATCCAACCTTTGACGTGTTATTCGCTTGTTTTGATGTTATCGTAATCGCCAGTTGTTTCACCTGGGTTTTGATAGTTATAAACCTCATCAAGCAAAGCAATTTCTTCGGCAGTCAATGGAAATTTACCATTTTTCAGCTTACCGACAATACTTGCTGTGTAGCTAGTTTCGATAATATCTTCAATACCTTCATTATATTCAATATCACCAATCTTAGCATAGCCAAATTTGGCAGGATAAAAATCTTTTTTAGGTTCACCATCTTGTGTTTTCAATGTTTCATCAACAAGCACACGCCAAATTTTGACTGATTCACCAGTGTCATTCGCTTGTTCAAGCACATCAACTGATGGGTCCTTCGGTGCAAATTTAGTCGTCAACTCAATTTCGTGGCTGGTACTTGTTTTATCAAGTAAAAGCCCTTGTTGTGTTTGTTCGTCTGAATATTCAGCACCAAGTGTCAAACTGCCGTCTGTACGATAAGCTGGTAAGATAGCATTGCTGCCAAGTGCAGCATGAATAGACTGAATGAAATAAAAGACTTTTTTACCTGCTAACGGCTTAGCAGTCGTTACTGTAATTTGTCCTGTCATGTAGTAACTTCTCCTTTAATTAATAAATAGTATCAGATACAGTAATAGAGACGTGGTATACTTCACGTCCTATGCTATCATCTGGAATGATATTAGCTGTTACATTTCGACGTCCTAACGCCCTTAAAGCTTTTGCTTTAACTTCTTCTGCATCAGTTCTACTTGAACCGTCTAGGAAGATGTCAATATTTACCGTAATATCTTCAATAACAGCCCCTGTTTGCGCTGTTCGTGAAGTATCTGATGAATTAGAGCCAATCACAATAAAAGGCTCTAAAACGTCAGAATTTGGCAAATAAAAATAGATTGGAAAAGCTAACACTTCCAATCTATCGTGTAGTTCTTTTAAAAATAAAGTTGATGGTGAATAAGTCGTCATATATCACCTATCTTTCGTATAATTTGCGTAAATTGCTGATTAATTTTGGTCGTTCAGCATCAAGTGCTGGTTTTAAGTATGGCTGTGCTCGCATTTTTCGGGTTCCTTTTTCCACATATATCGCATAATGCTGTGGTGCAGTAACTTTATAAGTTAGATTGCCTGCTTTTGCTGAAAAAATTGAATTTTTCAGTGCACCAGTATCAACTGGTGCCTTTACCTTAGCCATGCGTTCGATACGTTTGCTAGATAAATCTAATTCACGATTAGTAGCTATACGCGCCTTTTTGCCTTTATTAGCAATCAATCTAACCATCTGGTCAACACCACGAACTTTGAATTTAATGCTCAAATGTATATTACCGTCGAATTTTTGTGATGTTTTTTACCCTGTATTTTGCGTTTTTTACCATCATAGATAATTTCAGAAAAACCATCATAGTGTCCTTGCAAGTGCAATTTAAAACTATCAAGGTTATATGTTCCAAAAATACCGATTTGTTCTGCATTGGTCAAATTGTCTTCCTGGCAAGGGATTGGTTCAGACTGCTTCTTAACGACTTTATCACCTAAAAAATCAGCTTCAGTCGTTTCAGTGATTAAAATAACACGCTTATTATAAATCATATAAACCTAGCAATTCCTTTCGCTTGATAGTTTCGACCAATTGCAGCACTCTTCAATGTACTTTCATATTCATCTAAATACTTATCCCAGTTAAATGAACGACCTTCTTCGCTATCAGCACTAGCACCCTCTGAATTCAAACGATTGTAGCGTTTAATAGCTACATCTCGAATGATGAAAGTTAAACGGTTTGGAACTTCTGCCAATTCAGTCTCACTAAATTCATTCAACTTAGCAAGAACACGATCAACACTTTCATTGATTGCCAATTCAATCAACCTATCTTGCGTTGTATCTTTAGCAGGAATACCTTTAAAAAGTTTAACTTCCTCTAAAATCAACGCTTTATCCATAACCTAGGTTATCCTCCTACCGATGGTGTCGAAACAGCTGGTACCTCGATTGTAGCCTCAATAACACCTTTAGGAATTTCAGCGAATAATTTAAGAGCGCCGAAGAATACTGACTCATATGTAAGGTTATTAAGACTACGGTCACGACCTGAAGCAATCAAACCAGTTTCGTCAGTATAATCGGCAAACATTCCACCAAGGTCAGAACTGTTCACATCAAGGTAAGCAAGTACAAGGTTTTCAACTGCAGTTGAGTAAACTTTCCCTTGTGGCACGTTTGGCAACACAATGACGTTTTGCATGCCTAAAAAGTTCTTAAGTAATGTCATCCCAAAGACGTTAGAACCGTCTGCACCGACCGCTTTATTGCCAAGATAGTCAGCTACGTCAAGTGAGCTTACGAATGATACAATTGGGGCACCGTCAAATTCTGAAAATGTTTGTAGTTTACCCCAAGATTGAGCTAATGCACCTTGAAGACCTGTTCCTTTAACTTTCGTGGGTTCTGTTTTAAGGAAAGTAAAGAAATCAGTTTTGATATTGTTTTGAATTTCGCGCATAACACGTTGGTCTGCTTGGTCAATTGCCAAGGAAGCACCATGACGCGCAATAGCTTCAGCAGAAACAGCACGACGTTTTTTAAACCACTCAACTTGATATTCTTTGTTAAGTGCACGAGTCACTTTAGAAATTGGAATTGTTTCACCTTCGCCAGGATTGGTTGTGTCAATATCAGTTGTCCATTTGTAAGTACGAATTTTCATGTCGGCTGACAACGGTTCTTTGCGTGTCACACCGAGTAGTTTCAAGAGTTCAGAAATGTTAGTACTAAATTTGTTAACAAAATCAATTGTTTTAATTTCGCCCAAATCGTTCATAACAGTTAATTTTTCTTCAGCCATAAATTAGCCCTTTCTAAATAATTCTAAGTTTTCTGCAATGAGTTTCTGACGCTTGCTTGCATCCTGAACAGCCATAATTTCAGCTTTAGTCATTGCACCTGCCGTTGTTCCACGACGTGGCTTATCTTGCGTTAGACGCTCATTCACGCGCTTCTCAACAGCTTCATCAAATACCTTTCGAACACTTGCAATGTTGGCTTTGACAGCTTCTGCAGTATCTGCCATGACCACATCAAGGAATTCAATTGGTAAACCTTCATCTGCCAAAAGACTTTGTGTTTCAATACGCAATTCTTTGACTGCGATTGCTTTCTCACGAGCTTCAAGGTCTGCTAAGCGCTTAGTTTCTTCCTCTTTAGCACGTTCATCTTTTGTCAGTTTTGCTAAACGTTCACCTTCAGACTGTGCTTGTCTAATTTTGTCTTCAGCATCTTTTTCAGCATTAGCCACGGCCTGTTGAACACGTTCTTGTACAATGTGGTTAAGCTCAGCTTGAGTGAATGTTTTGTCTGCTTCGGTAGTTTCTGGATTGTCGACCGTTTCCGTTTCAACTACTTCAGTGTTAGTTTCTTCTGCCATGTTGGCTACCTCCGTTTTAAGTCTGTAGTTAGACTAATAACCTTCACCTTTTAACGTCATGAGTAGTTTTGGACAAAATAAAAAGCTGTATTCCTACGACTTTTTGATATATTTTGCGATTGTTTCAAACAATGCAACAAAAAACGTTCCAATAATGAATAACAGCCACCCCGCCACCATTATACCAATTAAAAAGGCAACAAATTGCCAAACTAATGAAACCATGTATCTCTCCTTTTTAAACACAAAAAAAGCGCCTAGATTAACTCTAATCCTTTGCTTTTTTCGTAAAGTATTACGTTGTTTTTCCTATTTTTCTTAACGATTGTTCATCTAATTCCTCTTCATCAGGAATAACAGCAGAACGGCAATTATAGTGGAAAGGCGGTGCAGTGACACCAGTTTCAAACTCATCAATTCTGTAACACTTATCTTCACTGTGGATTCTCTTACAAATCTGTGATGTCCTATTGTCCATCTGTACAGATATGCGATAGAATTCCAAACCAGACTCTTCATAGCGTTTGATAGCTGAACGATTGACAATCGCTGTGCCATCAGTCCTAATAAGTGTTTGCGCTCGCGAACGTGCTACATTGTACTTCTTAGCAAGTTCCCCAGCCATGCTACGAACATCATCGCCACGAATAAAACCACGCTTCAGAACGTCTCTTAAATCCCTGGCTAAATCATCTGTATTGCCCCAAACTTGCTGCGAATAGTTCCGACCATTGAAAGGCGTATTGATAAGTTCTTTTAATGCTGGTTCATTCAATGCGCCACTATTACCACCCATCGCTTTCCTATAAGCATACTTAGCAGTTGACTTCAAATAGTTTTCAAACGACTTCTCAATAATGCCTTGCATAACACCAATTTTATAAGTCATTTCAAGGTTTAATGCGTCGAATCGTGTTACTTTTGAACTAGCATATTGTTCATTAAGTCGTTTTAGCAAATCTGGGTTATTTTTGGCCTGCTCACGATACTTCTTAGCGTTCGCTTGATAATCTGATAGGTCGACACCTCTAAGGCGTTGTAGAGCGTCAGAATAGCTCATTTTGTTATCATCAGTATATTTTGTTACAAACGCAAATAAATCACGTTGAATTTGCGCTGACTCGTCTGCGTAAATCTTTTGCAATTTAGCAAACATGTCAATATCTGTACCATCAACATAACGCATAATGTCATTACTACGTTTATGCCAATAATCATTGTGCTTCTTCTTGGTCATCAGCAGTCACCTCGCCAATTCGTGGCTCTGGTTCTTGTGGCTCTTCAGCTTTCAGACGTTTCAATTCATCTTCCGCATCAATCCCAGTCACCTGTTCTAACAACTCGTAAACTGTTTGATCACTTACCACGCCAAACAACGACTTAGCAATATTTGCAAGTTCAGTATCATTTTGTGGCAAATTAGGACTGAAGATAACAGCAGTTTGATTGATAGCTTGATAATTCGTTGCTTCATTGCCTTTAACTTCCCAGATGTTGACCGCTAAACGCAAACGTCGCATAAGTCCTTTTTTGAACAAGCGGTCTTGTTTGCTGCGATAGTTATCAGACGCCATCAGCTTATATTTCATGGATTCACCAGACTGGATACCGCTAAAGTTATTGTCAAGAATATCAGGCGTGAATGTGAAACGTAAAATATCGTTAACTAGACGTTGCTTGTATGCCTCAGCACCAGCTGAGTCGTACTGCTTAACCAAATATTTAGCATCTGGCTGTGAACCACCAGGATTAGGATTGTCATCAAGCACGGCAATCTGTGCTTTTTTAAAGCCAAGTGCCACACCTAAACGACCGTTAGGATTAACACTACCATCTTCAAGATAATCGTTATCATCCGAACCAGTATAAGGATTACCAGTGATTAGTAAAATAGCGTCATTACTGTTTTGTTGGAAATTAGCTAGCTCAGATTGTGACAAGTCGTATGCGTCAATATCATCAAGAACCGATTCATAAGCACCTGTGCGGTCCTCATTGTTTTTGAACTCATTAATCGGAACACCTTTCAAATAGTGTTCTGTTTCATCAACTAGATGAAGGCCAAACGTGTCTTGATTGTCGTCAATATACGTATAGATTGTATTATCAGAATACACGCGCACTACTGTTTTACGATGGCCACCGCCATAATCGACTTCGTAATAGTTGACACCCAACAACGATTTTTGTTGGTATGTATCGTCATAGATGACAAATGTTTGTTCAGGCGCTAAATGATACAGTTTTAAAATAACACCGCTGTTTTCATCTTCTTCTGGATTAAGCAACTCATAAGCGCGTCCATAAATAGACAAGTCAGTCTTAATCAAGATATTATGATAAGCTTCGTTTGTCTGTTCAGAAAATGTATCAATCAATTCTTGCAGTGTTTTATCCTCGTTTGTATACTTAACAGGATTGCCAAGCATGTAACCTTGCTCAAACACTGTAATGTACTTAGCGAAGTCGCTTGAAATACGATTATCGGCCGCAAATTCGTCCGTTTTATCAGGACGATATTTGATGTTATTATCACCTAGATAATAACGTTTAAGCTCTTCCAAACGCGCAATCTGTAACTTATGTGTGTTGATGTATTGTTTTAATTGTTCAATCCATTTTTGAGACGCAAAATCAATAGCTTCATAGTCTTCCGTCAGCATGATAATTTGGTCGTTACTGTGTGGATTAAACCTGGTTTTAGATAAGAATTTTGCCATGTTTTACCTCAAAATAAATAACTTGCTTTCTTCGTTTTCTCTCTCGTGTTGCTGTTTGCTCTCATATCATCAGCAAATGCATACCTTGTTGCGTCAATCGTGTGGTTATCCTTATCCTCTAGTCGTGGTTTAGGATTACCGTCACGGTCGACTTGATAGTCAATATTTTCAAATTCTCGTGCAATGTTCGGTGTGCGTTTTGGGTCAATACAAATGAAATCTAAATCATCAAGCCAACGTTCACCAAATTCAACCGAATCAGGACCTTTTTTAACGCCGTACACGTTCGGTAAATTAAAATCGCCATGCAGTTCCGCAATAGACTTAGGTTCAGCACTATCTGCGCCGATTCGGTCTGATTGATAACCTCGCGACTTAATCCAATTAGCTGCCTGACGGTTGCTGATTTTCTGACCATAGAATTCATCAATTGCGTAAATGCCATTGTGTTTCTTGTCATAATGCCAACGAACGAATGCCAGCGGGTCAGTAGCATAACCAAAGTCTAGACCGTTTCGGATATTATCAAAGTTGGTTATCAAATCATCTGGTATTGTTTCAAAACGTAAGTTATCAAACGGAACAACTCCAGAACCGATTGCCTCGCCAAGATATTCCCAGCGATAACGCCGCTCATCCCTAGCTTTTGTAGCTTCGGCCTCTTCGATAAATTCCTTAGCGATGTATGGATTATCAAGATAAGTCGAATGATGAACAAATGTATTAGCTGGTTGAAACTGTGTCCCATATTTCTTGTTAACCCATGACTGTTTTCGTTTTGGCGGATTATATGTGTAGAAGAATTTATAAAAAAGACCACTACTAAGCTCACCACGTAAAAGTGAGTTAGTAATCGTCTTGACTTCATCTTCAGTTTTAAACTCAGCTAATTCTTCAATCCAACCAATTGCAAACGGAAACTGACTGTCTTTCAGTGATTTAATACGTTCTGGATACTGTGCACCACGAAAGACAATATAATTCCCTCGTAGCAAGTATGTAATGCGCAATGGTGATTTATTGAACTTAAACAAGTGTGTCACTTGCTGCTCACTAATTGCCCATTTCAACTGCTCATAGACTGATTGTTCAAGTGTGTTATCTGTCTTACGAATACACACAGCATTAACAGCATAGCGCATAATAAGCTGAATAATGATATGTGCCACATCTGATGATTTACCAGAACCACGTCCGCCTTCGCACACAACGTGTAAAATGTTTTGATTGAGACTAGCACGCCACACGCTATGAAATTTAGGTGGTATCAAACTTGAAAGTTTAACTGATGTCATCTTCAAACACCACCTGTTCAACAGTTGCGTCTAATTCAACTTTATCAGTAAATAACCTATAACGCTTACCAAGCAACTCAGCTGCCTTAGTACGTGCTTGAACTGGCGGAACAGCGTTAACGACTTTCTGTGTACCCTCACCATCTAAAACAAGCAACGGCTCAGTCTTCTCACCTCTCATGACCGACGTCAAGTATTCCAAGACCTCTTGTTGGTCCGCTACTTTTTGAGATTGCAATTCTGCTAGTTTTTCATCAATGTAAGATTTGATTGTAGTATTTTGTAGTAATTTACTTGCGTTTGTATTTGCATATTTTTTACTATAACCTGCTTTAACAGCTGCATCCGTTGCATTACCAGAGATGATGTACTCATCTGCAAAACGTTGTTGTTTTAAAGTTAATTTAGTGATTTTCCATCACCTCCAATCTAAAATAAAAAGACACACAAACGTGTGACTGGATATATCTTATAACTTTTCTAAAATTTTAACTCCAACTATTTTTTCACTTAATGGACTTGTTGGATCAAAAACTATCTTTTTACAGCAAACATAACCAACTCTATGCAACACCCCTGATTGTAAAAATTCTGGATAGCGCAACCCTTTCGCAACTTCAAAGTTATACTCGCCATCATCAAAAAATTGATTATCTGATATTTTTATTTTACCTGTATAACTATGAGAGTTTAATACTGTTATTTCACCAGATATCTCAAATGTTTCCTCGGTTAGGTAAGATCGTTTTTTAAATAAATTAGCATTATTAGAATCCAAGGTTAACTCCCCCATGTCAGATCCAAAATTAACGGTCTCCACCTTTGAGTTGACAACTGTAGCTAAGTCTGTAAAATAAGGCGCTAGCTGTTGTCCTAATTCTGGTACATAATTTGGATACTCATAATGATTAATAGTTACGTCATTGCCATTATTCACAATAACTATCGCCTTGTCTCCGTTATTTTCAATGTTCACACTTTTTCCCTCTTTCTTGGCTGCAGAAACCCTTTTTAAAAAATCAAAAGAATTCAAAATACACTCCCAAACCAAATCACCATGATCACCAACGATTGGAACCAATGGTAGTATATAAGTTTGACAAAAAAGAATAACATCGGCTTTAAAAGAACCTGGCCTAATATTTGTTATGTATACTTTAAAATCTTCAGCATTCTCTATCGTCATTCTATTTTGGTTAGTTAAAAATAAATATGTTTTTTGCGATATTTTTTCAAAGTTTTGCAACGACTTTATGATATATTTTAACTCGTACCCTTTTTTATCGTCCATTGCTTCACCCGAGATATGCAAAGTAATTCTTTTTTCACTTT